ATAATTTCCCTCATCGTTCCAAATATCCTTTACGTTTTGGCGAAGCGTGTCATTTGGCTCGTCTTTTGTGATAATGATTAAATCATCCTTCTTTGTTAATACGTTTTCTAAATGAAATAAATCCTGAATCATATCATAAATATTTTGGGTTTTTAATACCTTACCCACGTAATATTTCACATAAATCTTTTTCTGTGTGCTGGTTTTTTCTATAAGCATATCCAACTGATCATACTCAAGCATTAGACCTACCTCGTTGATTGTAAAATTCTCATATGTACTAATATCATATCCACGCTCTCCCAGGATTTCTAACAGATATTTACGCGAGTTATAGATTGCTGTGATATGCGAAGTATTGTTTGTGTTCGCCATTTTATTTAATACTATATATGTTAAATAAAATATTTTTAATTCAATTTTATAATAATTCATATAAAAAAAAATTGATTATTATTTTTTATTATTTATAAATATTACCTACAAATACCTATTTGGTTATAAACTGTTTTAGAACTCTAATATAATGAACACATCGTTTTATCCATATTCGGATGGAATTTTTCGTGGACAAAATAATGTTCCAAGTCTTGCTGAAAAGGCTATGCTTGTATATTTCTACGCCAATCCCGCCGTTATTTATTTAGATTTATCAGAATTGTTTTCCTACGCCAATAAAATATCAACTCTTATTCGTGATTGGCTTCATAGGGTTCGGTCTGTTAGGACGATACAGAGAAATATCCGTGGCTACTTCGTTCGCAGTAAAATTTACAGAAAACTCATTATGAACGATTATTCAGGCGACCCAGATACTGCTGATAATAATTTAAATATACCTATATTGACTATCAGAGCATACGCACATAACGCCCAATCTATGCATTATCTATATATCTAATTATAAGAAACCATCTGCCTATGCTTCTTGTGGATTTTTTTTTAGAAATGCCTTATGTTTTATACTATCTAAATGTCGTGCTTCATTATTTTTACTGGTAGAACAACCACAAATACAAGTATAACTTTCAAGCCTCTTCGCAACTGATGCCGCAAGTGTTGCCGCCCAGCTTTCAGGATTGTCTTCCCTCCATTTTTTAGTTGTCTCTGCTTCTTTCTTTCTATATTCTGGGTCTTCTCTCCGTTTCTTCAGATATTCTCTATAATATTCGGCTTTTTCTTCGGGTGTTACTGCTACATCATTATCATTTAGTGTTGGCTTAAATATTTTTATATAATGTTTTTCCAGTTTTTCCGCTTCATCTTTATCTTTTAAATCAGCATATACTAATATTTCAAATTGCCAATTATCAAATCCCCCGTTCTCTCTAATATATTTATAAACTTCGTAATTATATTCTTTATTCTTTTCACTATTGTTATTACAACTACTCTTATGATTTGTTTGTCTTTTAACAAAATCTGTTGCGTGTCCTATATAATCATCTACAATATATGGGTTCTTTGAATAAAATCTATATATAACTGTGTTTGAATAATCAGCCTTCTTTCTCTGTCTCTTTTTTCTCGTCATTTAATACTTTAATATGAAAAATTATATTTAAATTATCAATTTTTTAAAATCAATTTTTTTATTTAAAAAGAAAAATTGATTTTTTACTGATTACCCACCCTTATTGTTTTTCTATTTTGCGATTTAGATTGGTCATCAAATGTAAACGATGAATTTTTATTATCATCATCATCATCATCTTCACCATCATTATTTTCTTTCACTTCTTTTGTTTTTTCAGTTTCAACACTAAATATGCTATCTTCGTCGTCGGGCACTGGATCTACCTTTACTACTTCTTTTTCAAATACTTCCCGTGTATCTTCGGTCTTTTCAGGTTTTTCTTCCGCACTACCTGTTAATGTTTCTATGAAATCATTAAATGTGTCACCGATTTGCTCACCGATTGTTAATGACGGTCTTGGTTCATCATCATCATCACTATCTTCCAACTGGCTTTTTTCAAAATCAAGTTCGGCTCTTTTCACTGCCTCAATTGTAATTGGGTCTAAATCATCGTCATCATCGTCATCATCAATTGGTTCCTCTTCCAGTGGCTCCTCGTCCATTTCCTTAATCTCTTTATTGGTTGGTTTTTTTGGTGCTTTCTTGGGTGCTTTCTTATCCGCACCTTGCGTTTTAACAATCTTATTGAATTCGCTTTTCTGTGTATCCGTCAGAACCCTGTCTTTCATTATTTCCACAGTGTTTTTATAACTCATAGATGTCAATTGATCCACATTGTCCTCTGTGATAATTCGCATTTGAATATTCATCACTTGTAATTCTTGCATCAATAACTTGAACGAATATGGAACTCGCACAATACTAAAATCCCTACCATACTTGGTTACAACTTCCACGTTCAATTCGTCTTCAATATTTGTATTGAATTTTACTGGTCCGTCGGCAAATGGACTTATAAAAATGTTTTTGGTTTCGTTATACACAGCAATCGTCCCACTGTTATTACAAACGGCTACATAATATTCGTCGCCACGCTTTAACATAGATTCGGTTAAAAATGTTGTAGCGCCATGAGCAATCATACAATCACGCTCCATCTCACCAATACGCAGTCCACCGTCATTTGACCTACCCTGGACTGTTTGACGAGTTAAAACTGTCCTTGGACCCTGAGCACGATAATTAATTTTATCTTTAACCATATGCTTTAGCCGCATATAATAACAGGGACCAATAAATAGTTCTGCGTGTAATTGTTCGCCAGATTCACCGCTGTATAAAACTTCATTACCCGATGAATTGTAACCAATATCTTTTAATAGAGAACCGAATACCTGGTGCTTTGGACCTTTATTAGCAAACGCAGTACAATCACCAAAACCACCATACATCGCACACGCTTTACCCATTAAAGTTTCTACCAACTGACCAATAGTCATTCTACTCGGTAGAGCGTGTGGATTGATAATTAAATCTGGGCGTACTCCCTCCGATGTAAAAGGCATATCTTTTTCAGGGATAATCAGACCAACTGTTCCCTTTTGTCCGCATCTACTACAGAATTTATCACCCATAGCAGGCACACGCTCTTCTCTAATACGAACCTTCGCAATTCTGTATCCTTCTTCGCCATCAGTAATAAATGACTTATCTACGAAACCCAACTGACCCTTTTTAGGGGTGACGGATCCATCAATGTAATTATCAGGGTTCTCCATATCAGTTGTAACTTTGCCGATTACCACCTTTTTATCATCTAATGGGGTATTTTCCCTAATCAATCCGTATTCGTCTAACTCGGAATAATCATAACCAGGCTTTTTACCTATTACCGATTCGCTTTCTATATTCGCAAACTTACTATCCATCGTCCCCGAAGCAACCTTGGTGCTCTCTTCCCTTGCCTCGTAACTATTTAAGTATGTTGTATTAAACATACCACGCTTTATTGAGCCCTCATTGAATAAAATTGAATCCTCTACATTATAGCCTCCATAACTTCCAATAGCAACAATAGCATTAACACCATATGGGTGCTGTTCGTTATTAATATATTTCAAAAAACGACTTTTAACAAGTGGAATTTGTCCATTATTTAACACAACACCCATCTTATCAATCCTGTTTTGATGATTGGAATGATATAAACTTACTCCCTGCTTACTTTGTCCGCAGGAGAAAACATCACGAGGCAACTGATTGTTTTCTGGGAATACAATTTGATTACCCATAACACCTAACAATAATGATGGGTGAATTTCAATATGAGTTGTGAATTTATTTATATTCTCTTCGGTTGTAGCAATTAAAGTTGTTTCGGTTTCTGCTGTATCTAAATATTCAATAATTCCTGGTGTTTCTAATAATTTTTCTAATATTTTATCCTTGCTTTCAATAGTGGTGCCCTCATTCTCCGTAACACTATACAAATCGCTTATATTGCTATATACAGAGTTGGATTTGATAAATGCTTTTTTATCTACATTAGTCTTCTTGAATGTATTGAACCCAATTAATAACTCGTTGAATGTATAATCCTCGTCTAATAGTTTATTCAATACCTTTTCTTTATTATAACTGATTTGGTTGTCCTCAATATAAAATACTGGACGGCATAATCTGCCTGCATCGGTATAAATGTAAATTGTATCCTCTATAATAGACCAACTGATACTTGTATACATAGGAATTAACCCCAATCGTCTATATTTTTTTAAAATGTCCATCACCGCCTCGGGATCAGTTACAACACCTACCCACGCACCATTAACAAATACTTTAGTGCTTTTCGATATATATTCGGTCGTGCATTCCGTTAATATTTCCATGAAAACCAAGTTCCTTAATAATTCAATTATTGGTTTCGACGAATACCCATTTGTTATAAACGCACCCAGACTCATATGTTTATGTAGTCCAATATTTCCTCCATCAGGCGAATCCACAGGATCAATTATTCCCCACTGCGACGAATGTAATAAGCGAGGTCCAATTACTTTCGCACTCGCATCCAAAGGTAAATTGAATTTTCTTAAATGGGATAAGGCAGAATTAAACGACAAACGATTTAAATCCTGTATCACTTCAGGTCGCTTTGTATGTGCCTCTGAACCCCAACTACCTTTGAACGCTTGGCGAAAACCTTTATCCAGTATCATTTCTTTGAAAATTTCGTTCTGGTTGCTTTCTATCAGTGAATGAAAATCGTCCTGATAAATACCTTGTTTATAGTAATATTCTTTATCGATAAAGATGCTTATATGCTTATACTGTGCTTTATAATATTCTTTGAATAAATCAAAAATTAGCGAACCAGTTGATTCTATACGCTTGAATTTGAAACTATCCCTATCTGTTGCCTTCTTATCGCCCATATAAACTTTTAATATCTCATTTACCATATATCCTAAAAAATATCCTTTATCAATAAAATTATCCTCGCCTACGTGAGGCATGAAGTAATCCATTAAAATTTCTAATACAGTAGCCATCGTTTTATGCTTGGTAAATGTCGCTATATATTTCAGTGCTACTTCCTGATTAAATATATTACCAGCATCATGAATAGACGGCACAAATAAATCTATATAATTTTCATATTTTTCAAGATCTAATAGACAGTGTTCTATTATCGCCTTGTCCGATACAATACCTAACGCTCTCATCACAATAAATAATGGAATTGGCTTACGAACATTGGGAATATTTACTACTATATTCCCATTCTTATATTTTGGCGATGGACGAACCAGCCTTACCGATAATGTTCTAACAGGCTTTGACGCATCCTCGCTCACACTTCTAATTTCCGCCGAATGCGAATACATATCATTATAATCCGCGCGAATATAAAACATATTATCGGCAAATTTCTCCTGATTGATTATCGCCTTCTCTTTACCGTCTATAATAAAATATCCACCATTATCGTTTTTACATTCTCCCATATTGAATTTAGCAGTCGCATCTAATTTATTTAATATACATAGATCCGAATTTAACATAATTGGGAACTTACCAAAATATATTTTCGGCATAATCTTCGGTTCGCTCTGTACCATTTTACCATCTTTCATTTCTTTATAAACTATTACAACATCCATATGTAAAGTCGTCGAGTAAGACATATTTCTTAAACGAGCCTCATTAGGATACATATAGTGCTGTCTGTCTTCATCATATATTACTGGCTTACCAAAATATAATTGGTCTCCTTTTAAGCCACCAAAATACACGTCTGCCTGTAATTTATATTCTTTGGTGTCTGGATCTTGATCTTTTAAAATTTTCATTGGATTGTTTTCATTTAAAATATTGAAAATTTTGTTATTAAAAAAATCGTTATACGAATCTAAATGGTGCCGTATTAACACATTATCATTATCCTTGAAATATTTGTCTATTACCGACCACGCTATATTATCATGCTCACTCATAAGATATTATATTTATAAGTATATTATTCTTATATTTCTTATTAACTAAATAATTTATAAAAAATATTATTTTATATTTATGCCGCTATTCCTGAATATGTTACTATTACCAATCCTAATATAACAAACAGCAATACCAGGGGCAATAATACCAAGAACCACGAAACTTCTTTGTATCCCGCTTTACACAGAGAATTTAATATAAATGTCCAGAACAATATGTATATCGCCTTGAATATGAACATCATAAATGTATTGGGTAAAGCACATTCATAATCACCTACGCAATATTTCCTTGTATTTCCTAAATTTTGCAACGCTATAATTATAAAAATTACTACCGAAACCGCTAAATAAAAAAACGCAGGTGTGCATAGATTCTTGAAATCTTTTTCGTATTTATCAATGTATTTCATTATTTATATAATTTCAATATAAAAAAAATATATAAATTACTTATCAATTCCTCATTGGGTCATTACCCATCATTGTATTATAAATACCGCCCGCAGCATGCGAAAAACCTCTCCCTGTATCAGTGAATGGCTGGAACGATGGACCACCGCCCTTCATCTTTTTGACTCTTTTATTCGTTTTATTGCGTTTTCCTAAATTTTTAATAGTTAGTTTAATTCTTTTGGTTGTTTTTTTACTTTTTTTCTTTAAATATCTTCTCCCCTGAGTAGTAGATTTCTTACCACGACCAGATTTAAAAAATTTAACCCCTGTCTTCTTCGTATTCGCCATTTATATTATAGTTATATTTTTATTCAATATCTACGTGAGTCAACATATGACGGCGACAACAATACTTTGTTAGTCCAAGTTTATCCATTGCTTCACCTTCTGGCGTCTTTTCCATAAAATCCTTTGTTAAATATATCACTTTATCTAATTCTATGTTGTTATTTAGTTTTTGCTTCTTAACTTCACGAAGATAGAAATCATATTTGTTCGCCAGCACCTTACCGCACGAGAAGCATTTTACAGGGATTAGCATATCTATATTATATTTACTTATATTTATTTATATTTTTAATATCAATTTTATTAAAAATACAATTTTATTAAAAATACAATTTTATTATTAATTTAATAGGCTCGACGTAAACGCACTTACCGAGGCTAAATCTTCCGCCTTCACCTCTTCTTCCTCCTCTTCTACCTCGTGGTCTTTCTTATGGTGCATACCCTCCATAAGGAAAAATGGGCGACCGCTGTCTCCACCTTTATCACACCCGCAATCGCAACTATTCTCTTTGGCTACGTCCGCTTTACATCCGCAATCACATCCACTCTTCTTGTGGTCATGACCTTTACACCCACCACCACACATTCCCTCTACCAACATTCCATTATTGTTATTTACATCAATTTTGTAATAATTCACAGCCACTATACTAAGTATTACGCTAATCAATATAAATATGCACGTGGGTAAAGTAATCTTCACTTTGGAAAATGCCATATATACTCTGTCTATATTTTATTTGT